GCTTCGGATACTGCAGCAGCGCCGGTTTATGAATGATCATAAAATTGATCTCCTTAGCCGATGCGTCCTTTGTAAATCCGCCGCCCGTCTGCCCTTCGGTGGAACCGTCATTTAAAACAATGCCCGTGTAAAAACGGGATTTCGGCACTTTGATTACCTTTTGAAAGCTTTCCAGTACCGCTTTGGACTTTGTGGTGTCCACATTCAAAATCAGGTTATACAAAGCCGGGCTGATAAACAGATACCGCTGATCTTCCGGCACTTCCGCCTCATCCATGGTATTTTGGCCCTCAATCAGTGCAGCCAGCGCATCGTCCCCGCTGGTCAAATCCCCCGTTTTTTTGCCAATGCCGCTATGGGACGCATACACCGAAAAGCGGAACGCATCCATTTCCGGTGCCACTTTCGTGCGAACGAACTCGCCCGCCAGACGTCCGAACGCGGCGCCGGCAGTTTCCTCATCGTCCATGGCATCGACGGTAAAAACGCGGCCCCTGTCATAATTGAAGCTCACCGTCTCGCTGGTCAGCGTCACATTTCCCTCTACATAGCCGCCGCTGCGGGAGTAATCCGCCAGTCCGTCCATGCTGATTTTTGGAATGATCATCTCACCCGCGTTCGCGCCCATCTGCACCAGTGAACCATCCCCGTCCAATACTGAGGTAACCGACGAGATCTGATATACTTCATCTAGCTTGTCTGTGTATTTTTTAAATCTGGCCAGTGTATTTGCCATTAAAAATCATCCTTTCCCTGTACAAAAGAAGGCAATCCCATAATTTCACGCACCTTGCCGTCATCCGCCTCTTTGCTCACACGGTTCCCCGGCCGGATGATGTTAGGCGGCGCCTGATTCGGGCCGAACAGATAGCCGCATTCGTGCCGAAGCGCCTCCAGCTGCTCATCCAAACCCTGTAAAGTACCGTCCTCTCCCAACGCCAATTCCTGTTCTTTCAGCAGCGCCCGCACTGCCTTTTCGTTTCGGGCGCCAGCCTGGCGCAAAGATTGCCGCAGAGCGTCTTCAAAATCACGTTTTTGCCACTTTTGCTTCCAATTTTTTTCTGTTTCTTCTGCTTTTTCCTGCCATTGCAGCAATTGTTCCTGCAGCTGCTGCGCCTGCTCGGATAGCGCCGTCGCCTGTTCCAGCTGCGCGGCTTTCTCCTTGAGCATGTCATAATCGGAAAACTTTGCTTTTACCGCCTCAATATCCCGGCCGTTCTCTCGCATCACCATGCTGATCTGCCGGTCGTCAAGGCCCCACTCCTTCAGTTGTTCGGTTTTCATATTTTCTCCTTTCCGGCTAGGCGTTTTAGGTGGTCGCCGTCACCTCCGGGCTCGATTTGTCAGCCCCCCGAGCTGGGGCATCTATGTTATACCGGCGTCCCATTGTCTGTTGAGCCGGTTTGAGACCGTTGCGCCAAACAGCATATCTTCTGGGCATGCTCTTGTGTTTCTCCCAAAAAGCGGGTTCGGAATTCCCACGGCTGCCGCACTCCCGCCACGATTTCCTGCAGAAACTGTGCCTTCTCCGCCGCTGTGTCAACCACAATGCTGTCATCCCACCGGTATCCCGCCAGATAAGCGCCTGTCGGAACGCCGGGCAAAAAATCCGCCCAGTAGTTCATAACATCCAAAAGTTCATCCAGCGCTTCTTCCAGCACATTCTGGATTTCTTTCACCGTGGAAAACAGCCGTTGCTTTGCGCTGATAATCTCGGTGGCAGTCATTTCCCGTTGTCCCGGGTCGCTGATGATTCCATAGGACAGCCCGCATGCGAATTCGATTCGCCGCAGCAGGTCATTGAGTCCCGCCCGCAGGCTTTCATCCCGGAAATCCGGATTGTAGACATGGTAAAAATCCGCTCCAGTATTCAAACTGCGGAACAGCCTGCGGGTCGTTTGCGGCATTCGCCCCCCTGTCAGATAGGTAGAATCGGCATCCACTGCCAGTTCTCCGCCCTCATATTCCCACAGCAAACGGCTGTATTGCCGGTCCGCCTCCTCCAAAAGCTCCATCGCCCTGGCCGCGATGGATACACCCAGTACACATTCCGGTTCAACCGTGTTGCCGAACGGCATTTTTAAGTAGACAAACAGCGGCGAAACCCGTCCCTGCAGCAGTACCTGCCGTTCCATTCCTTCCCATTCTGCCAGCGTGTCCAGCGGGATCTCATGCGCCAGCAGATCCGAGCCGGAGCCGGTAAACGCCCGATTGGTCACCATGACTCCTTCCGCCGCCACGCGATGCTCTTCCAGCCTGGTAAAGCACTTTTCCCCCCGCCTTATCTGCTCCAGGAACACCGCGCCGGTGATTTTCCCGTCGGGCCCCGTTTCCAGCGGAAAAAAAGCGTCTGCCTGTACCATTTCCACCAGAATATTCCCATGGAATAAATATGGCTTCAGCACCAGCCCACCTTTTCCCACAGCATATTCCAGATATTGCCGCAGTTTTTGCCGCACCGGCTTTATCTGCCGGTTCAAAAAAGCCGCCCTGCCGGATCCTTCCACTTTCCAGTCAAATTCCAGCGTGACCAGGCGTGCTACTTCCGCGCAGATCGCCGGCAGAAGGTTCATTCCTTTTACCCGTCCGCTTTCCAGCCAAGGTGCGTCATTTTCGTAAACCCGCCGCCATAAATCCATCACCTCTTTCATCGAGGATGAGCATAAAATATCTTCTCCCACTGCTCTTTCTGTTTCCAGCGGCACGCCGGTTTGCGCTGCCTGCCGGATTCGATCTAACCATTCTCCCCACATGTGGATTCACTGATTCCCCCTTCTTCCCCAAACCGGCTCGGTGGCATAACGCACCGCGTCGATGTGGTGATTGTTTCTGTCCGGATACCCGGGCAGGACCGTTCCGTCCTTGCCCCGATCGTACCGGTATTCCAAAAATTCTTTCAGCGTGTCCGGGCATCGGTCGGGGTCGATCACGATCCGCCGCAATCCCTGCAGCCAGTGAAAAGAGTACCCCACGCTGCCCGGACCTTTTGCCGCTCCGCGGCAGAAAAGTCCCCATTCCCGGTAATCCTCCACACTTTTCGGTTCCGCCGAATCGGCGGTGATCTGTTCTTTCGGCCCCACCCCCAGCTCCTTGATTTTCTGCGCCGTCTGCCGGTTGACTGTTTTATAGCAGGTCAACTCGCAAAAGATGTAAAGTGTCCGGCGGGCGGCGTCATAATATACGCGGTTAAACGCCCAGGGGTCCGGATAAAATCCCCAGTCCACCCCGGATAAAATTCGGTCAAACCGTCGTATCTCCCTTTCGTCGATTTTCTGGGCTGCAATATTGTCGAACACATTGTCTCCCAGTCCCGCCGGTATTCCCAAATACTCCTGCCGGTACGCCCTTGGATTCTCCCGCTCCAAAAAGTGGGCGTCGTCCAAAAATTTCTCCCCCAGCCAATTCGGCGGCATCTGCGTGTAATCTGAATGATGGACCTTCCTGCCCGGTCGGGACGATCTTGCCCACCGATTGGTCCAATGCTGCTCCAAAGGCGGCGGATTGAAACTTTTAAAGCAATAAAAAGGACCTTTGCCGCGCAGGACCGACTGCTCCACACTGCGCACCTGCTCTTCCTCAAACTGATCCAGCTCCTCAAACCACAATGCGCCCGGATATCCGAACGGAACCTTTAACGACTTGAGTTTTCCAGCGTCATCCATGCCAAAGAACAGGATCTTCTGGCCGGTCGGCTCATATACCGCTTCCGCCGGCGACAGGGTGAACCGGCACATGGGACCGATTCCCAGCGTTTGGGCCGCCCATTGCAGCTGAGCGAATACCGATGAACGCAGCGTGTTCCCCACCCTGCGCAGCACAACCCCGTGCATATCGGGATGGCGCAGCAGCGTCAGCCACATTTCAATAGATATAAAGCTCGATTTTCCGGAACCCCTTCCCCCTTTCAGCACATATTCTCCGCCCTGTTCCAGTATCATCCGATGCATCTCGCCAAAAGCCGGCGCGATTAGGCTGCTCAGCAAAACACCTGTTTCTGTTTTCTCGGTCTGCCGCTGGAAATCCATTTGATCTTTTTTATCGCACATCATCAATAATGACCACCGGCGGCGCCTGTGATTGCTCAGCCGTTTGCTTCCGGTTTTTCCCCTTTATTGGTTCCCCCTCTTCTAAAATGCCCCGCATCTCCCGGATCGCCGCCATATCCCCGCCCAACGCTTTTTGATACAAATTCCACGCGACCAGCTGCAAATGATCCCGGTATCGGACCGGCAGTCCTTCCTTTTTCAAAATTTCTTTCTGCTGCGGATCTGTCACCGGCAGCTCCAGCAAAATCCGCAGCCTCTGCTTGAGCCGATAGGTTTTTTCTTCCCTTATCGCCCCTTTCAGACCGGTATCCGTCCGATTTTTCTTTTCTTCCTGCTTTTCAAAATCCAACCGGTATCCCTCCTTTCTCCTCACGGAATATTTCTTCCGCCGCCCGGTCGGCAGCGCTTTTGGCTCTTCGTTTTCGCTTGGGGCGAAAATGGACACAGTCCTCCGGATCACAATCTCTGAGCCGCCCCTCGTCAATCGCAAAGTGACAGGCCGGAAAATCCGGAAATCCGAACAACTCCCGCCGGTAGTAACAATTTTTACAGCGCTTCATCGGCATCTCTCCTTTCCGCCGCGAACAAAGAACTCGCTTTTTCAATCGAATAGGTGTAGAATAAAATTGCTATCATAAATCTGACAGGAGGAACGTATGGACACTCTTTTTCCGCTTCGCCCGTTCGACTTTTTTTCCAATAAAAACGCTTATACTGGCAGCGCCGGTCGGCTTCGTTATCTGATCAAGCCGGCAGAAGAAGCACTGGAAGTTCAAATTTGGAACCAGGACGTATGCTTTGCGCTGGCGCAGATTCTGGAATCTGCCTCTTTCCCGCTCTCACCGGAAGGCCTGGAGGAAATTCGTGCCTGGCTGACCGAACAATACCGCCGTTTCGGGGTATAAAAGTGGTTTCGGCCCAAATTGATTCACACCGAAGTGGATTTTCGCTCCAAATTGAAAAACATATGTTCTCCTGTGTTTTCTAGTATATTCCGTAAATTTGGAAAAATCAATAGTTTTTTCGATTTTTCTGAAATTAGCCTTTACATTTTTTTTTCTTTCTGCTATTCTGTCAATGAGGTGGTCCCTATGTCATTTTTTGGTGAGAATCTGAAAAAAGCCCGAAAGCGATGCGGCTTCACACAGCGCCAGCTGGCAGATCTTGTCGGTG